ATAATAGTGATAATAGCAATAAAAATGATAGTAACAATAAAATAATAATTCATGATAAGATGACGAAATATACCCATAATACACCAACTAATGTAATAACAGACAACTCATTATATAATGCCACTTCTTCACCTAAAAAAGTATCATTCGGAGATTTGCCTATAAAATCCGGAACTAGAGAAGAAAATAGTTCATTTTTAAATCGTTTAAAACCTATTTTACAAAAACCTCCTCCTAAATCTATTCCATCAACGGATATGAATAAATATGTAAGTAATTCTGTTTCAAATAACATAATGCAACAAACTCAAACTACTGTAGGTGAACATATTGTAAATCAAAATACTGTAGGTGAACATATTGTAAATCAAAATACTGAAAGAGATTATATATATAGTCAATTAAATATGATCCAAAATCAATTAAATAATTTAACAACACAAATATCTACTATTCAAGATTATATAATTGTTTCATCTAAACAAACACCCATTGGTTCATAATAATTGTATTTTTATATATCATACAACTCATTATATTTTATATATCATAATAAAATATAATCTATATCAGTTACTATACATCAGTTGAGATATCTGACACTATATCGGTTTTTATATATCAGTTACTATCTTTACTTTTCCATCTTCACGAACTAGTTTTCCTATATATATAGGATTTACTCCTGGATGTTCTAATGCCAATTTATAAGATTCTATATCATACACCATATCTGTATTTTTTCCCGATTTATCTTTTCGTAACACGTATTTTTTTATTCCTAATTTAAATTCAACACCTCTCCATTTTAAAACCTTCGTATTTATTGCTGCAATATCATCACGTTCTTCACTAGAATAAGACGGCATATATGACATTGTTGTTGGTTCCACAGACCCAAAGGTGAAGCATTTAAGGTGTTCTTTTGAACCTGCCTTGCTATGTAATCCACAATCAATAGAAGACTCTTTAATCGCTGTAAATAATTGTTTATTTATTGATTGTTTTATAGTAGATATTTCATGTAATGCTTCGTCACTCGTCAATGGTGTTTTGTTATCTATCTTACTAAGATCTTTAAGTCGTAATTCTATAGATGCATCACTCACTTTTTGCGCATCACTTAATGTCATTAGATATAAAAATACTTCTATTGTTCGTTCAGTTTCAAGTAAATGTTCGTGTGAGCAGATACGCCGAGCGCGACCAATAACTTGTTCTAATCGAACTGGATGCCAATATGGTTCCACCAAATGAACATATCTAACATTTCGTAAATTCACACCTTCGGCACCAGACGCTGTAATCATTAATATCTTTATTATTTCTCCATAATTATTGTTAGTAGATATTTCTTTTAATTCAGTAGTTATTGAAGCAGGGACATATTCCCAACTACTATTAAATATATTACGAATTATATCTTTTTCTTCTGTACTTTCAGTTCCAGTATATAATGCAAAGGTTGGTTTACCTTTATCTTCATCTGCTATATTAATAACCCACTTATTTGTATGGGTCTTTTTAATTTTAAATTGAGTAAACCCATTGTATTCCAATATGAGTTTTAAAATACCAATTCCTTCCATTGTTCTAAACTGACTATATATCAAGTGTAATCCTTTATAATCTACATCCTTCAAATTTTCTAATAAATGCAAAAACTTAGGACTATATGTTTGTAATGCCTCGAGTGATAAATATTTGTCACTGTTTTCTTGTAATAATTTTAGTGCTTTTGAAATACGTGCGTCATATGTTTTATCATGTGTATCTTCGTCTTGTTTACGGAGCACATCTACATCTTCTAATGTATATCTACCATCTGAATTTTCTACACGATCCTCTGCTTTTTCAGCATCAATAATATCTTCATCCGCTTTTTTTATTGCATCTCCAATTTCCTCGTCTTCTTTTGGTAATGGACGTGGAATTTCAACTGGAAACACGAAATTGCAAAATAATCGAGAAAATATACGATAGGTAGACACAGCGTCACTATATAAATCTTCTGTTGCAGCACCAACGTTTTTTTTCGCACGCTTAGCATTTGCTTTTTCTTGTTTTCTCTCTGCTTGTCTCGCTGTTTCATAGATTGCAAATTGATAATCGCTCATTTCTATTTTAATTTCATGGAAATCTGTTTCTTCATTATACGTAGGCATCAATTCTTTAATATCACTAAAATATGAGGTTAACCCCAATATACGCCTCTTTAACATTGTAGTATTGGTTAATGTTCCATCTTTCTTGATAAATAAGTTTTTAAATTCGTCGAGATTATCAGGAAGAGCCTTAAATGTTTCAATGCGAATACTGGATGGTGATATTGTAAAATCAGCTTTTTTAAGTGTTCTTAATATAAATCTCTCAAAATTACTATCATCCAATTGACCTCCTTTATTAATAGTAACACCTTTATACGTCTTTAATCTTTTTTTATTAACAAATCCAAAGGGATTTCGTGTTACTATAAGTGTTGTTCGTGATGGAATATAATCTATATAATCTAATAATTTATATTTGTGAAATAATTCTTCAAAATAGGTTTTGTTTATTTTTCTAGTTGGAGGCACATCTAAATGTATATACCAGGTTTTAATATATCCTCGTAACATATTAAATAATATACCCACTTCATGTGGATAATTAATTATCGGGGTTCCTGTTAAAAATACTATTCGTGCATTTTCAGCACTCATTAGATAATGATACAATCTCATCGATAAAGAATGAGGTTTTTTTAATTTATTTACTATTCTACTTATAAAATTATGTGCTTCATCTATAATAACTACTTTATTATCAAAAGGATTAATAGTTCCTCTCAGTGTAAGGTCTTCAAGACGTTTTAATCGTAATCCATTATAATTAATAAATTTATATTTAGCACGTATCATATTAGATAATTGTTCATCCAAACTTTCTTGTTGTTTAGTTGTTAATGAATCATAATTGGATTTTTTTGTAACATTTACTAACCAAGCACCTCCATTTTCAGTTATATAATCTTTTTCCAATGTAAGAACCCCAGATAATATATCGGCATATTCTGGATTAATCGTAGTATCTATAAATTCCCAAAATTGATTTTTCTTATACATAAAATCTCCGCAGAATTTCAATTGTTCTATATAATTCATTCGTAATGAAGCAGGTGTCATAATTATTACTTCCTTTTCGGATTTAAGACCTTCCGCAATTGCTATTGATGAACACGTTTTTCCAGATCCAAGTCCATGATATAATAATAATCCACGATACGGCGTGTATAGGTTTAAATAATCTCTAACTATTTTTTGATGAGTTAACATATTAAATTTATCAGTAGTTCTTCCCTCACACGATATTTTTTTTGTTTCATCTAAAAGTTCATCTCTATATGGCATAAACAATGCGTTTATGAAATTTATAAATGATTCGCGATTATTCATAAAATAAGATGACGCAACTATTGAATCAGATGTTTCAGAAGGCAACCTATTTTTCAAAAGAGTATCGCCAATTTGTAACATTGAACTTGGTTTTTCTACTATAACACGTTTATCTACTTTTTTAGTTATACGTAATGGTAACTCTCCAACTGTTGCCGTTATTGTACCTGTATCAATACGCTTTGATAATTTAATTTTTTTACCAATTATTTTTTTTACCCTTGGTTTTGTTTTCTTAGGTTGTTTTGGAATTGTTGGAACAGTGGTTCTTGGTGTTGGTTTTAATACAGTGTGTTTTGGTGCAACTAATAGTTTTCCTCTAATTTTATCTAAAAATGTTGCTCTATCAAAATCCTCATCTGTTCGATCATGTAATATTAATTGTTCTTCTAATGTTTCGGTAGGTGGTTCTATACCAATGTCTTCTCTCGTAATATCTTCTTGTTCTTTCACACTAATTTTACCCGGAAGATGTATAATAACACCTTCTGTTTTTATAGGGGATGATTTCACCTTTAATTTTTCTAGCAAAGATGCCATTCTATACTTTATAAAAATAATATATTAAAAAGTTTTTATATGTTATTTTATTAATGGAAGAAATTAAAACAATTTCAAATACAAACTCTAAAATTATTAAAAAATCACAACCTAAATTATCTAAAGAATTTTTAATTGATATGTTAGATAATCCACAAAACAAATATATTAATGAATTTATCCATCAAGTAGAACAAGATATTCGAACAAAAAAAGATTTATTAAAATCACCTCCAATAAAACATGTTGTAATTGATATAAATATGCCTAAATTAGAACTTAATCCTAAATGATCCGCTTCAAAATATCTATACAAGCCGCCTGTTCTGCCTTTTTCTTAATCTTATGTGATGATTCTCCTAGTAAAAATAAACAAGACCCATTATCTTCTACATATTTATGGATATAAGGAAATGATATATCTCGTAATGAAGTAGAATTTTTATGCTGTATTTCTTGAACAGCAATATTAATTACAATATACACACCAATATGGTATCCAGTTTCATCATCTTCATCTATTACCATATATGTCGGTGTTATTCTAAACTCCTTTTGTATTTTCACTTGTAAAATATTCTTATAATTATCGTCTTCCTCTATCAGTTTCGTCCAATTCACATGTTTTTCAAATATACTTTCAACAAATATTTGAGCCATTTGAAACCCAGGTCCAGTAACAAATACATTTTTAAACCAGTCATCATCATCTTTAACTGAAATCTTATTAAAATCTAAAAATAGGGCACCTAAAAACGCCTCAAATAAGCAACCTAATTTTTTAAAATTTGTTCGTGTTTTCTTTTCTTCAGCATTTTTTGAGATAATATACCATTTATGCAATCCCATTTCATATGCTAAACGTCCAATATGTTCGTTTTTAACCAACGCAATCTTTTTTTCAGTCATAAATCCCTCATTCTCCTTTGGAAATCTCCTATACAAATAATATTTTGTGATGCATTCTAACACACCATCTCCTAGGAATTCTAGGCGTTCATTTGATTTTGTTTTTAACGAAAGGCAGTCATTTGGTTTTTGTACTATCACAATATCATTTTTTACATTTTCAAGATGAGGACGTTTTACATAAGAACGATGTATAAAAGCCCGCTTGTACAAATTAATATTGAATACTTTGTCACATTGAACTCCATATGTTTTTAGAATAGATTGAACGTTATTCAATGTAATCTCAGTATTTTGATTATTGTATGGGTCAAATACCTGGGTTTCATTCACCTGATTGATATCATTGTCATGGGCGATTGCCTTTTTTTGCGCCTGTGTTGATGCATTGGTCTCCATTATGTTAGTATAATACATATTGTTTAAACTGATTATGTATTATATATACTACAATTATACAAGCTCACCAAAATCAGTTGCTAATACGCCCGTTGGGTCTAGTTTTATAACCACAAAATCATCATCGGAACCAGTACCTACATACCCCGCTACAAACACATTACCATCGTCATCTAATGCTAAAGAATATCCATAGTCAGACTTCGCATTCCCGCAAATATCTATTGTAACCTTTCCATTACCACCAAAATCAGTTGCAAATTCGCCCGTTGGGTCTAGTTTTATAACCGCGAAATCATTATTTGTACCAGTATATGCATACCCCGCAACAAACACATTACCAGCGTCATCTAATGCTAAAGAATATCCATAGTCCCAATACTCATTCCCGCAAATATCTATTGTAACCTTTCCATTACCACCAAAATCAGTTGCAAATTCGCCCGTTGGGTCTAGTTTTATAACCGCGAAATCATAATCTGAACCAGTATATGCCTTTCCCGCTACAAACACATTACCAGCGTCATCTAATGCTAAAGAATATCCATTGTCGTGATTCCCGCTAATATCTATTGTAACCTTTCCATCATCACCAAAATCAGTTGCAAATTCGCCCGTTGGGTCTAGTTTTATAACCGCGAAATCATTATTTGTACCAGTATTTGCATACCCCGCAACAAACACATTACCAGTGTCATCTAATGCTAAAGAATGTCCATAGTCCCAACTCCCACTAATATCTATTGTAACCTTTCCATTACCACCAAAATCAGTTGCAAATACGCCCGTTGGGTCTAGTTTTATAACCGCGAAATCATAATATGAACCAATCCTTGCATACCCCGCTACAAACACATTACCATCGTCATCTAATGCTAAAGACTTTCCATAGTCGTCATTCCCGCAAATATCTATTGTAACCTTTCCATTACCACCAAAATCAGTTGCAAATTCGCCCGTTGGGTCTAGTTTTATAACCGCGAAATCATTATTTGTACCAGTATTTGCATACCCCGCAACAAACACATTACCCGAGTTGTCTAATGCTAAAGACCTTCCAATGTCGTAATTCCCGCAAATATCTATTGTAACCTTTCCATTACCACCAAAATCAGTTGCAAATTCGCCCGTTGGGTCTAGTTTTATAACCGCGAAATCATTATTTGTACCAGTATTTGCATACCCCGCAACAAAC